ATTCCGCCGGAAATTAAGGACATAAAGTTGTTTTACTACCGAGATTCAGTCGGATTTGCAGATGAAACCATTGAAACAGAAGTGAAATTACCGCAAGCAATAGGATTCAGAGTTTTGCAGGATCTATGGGCTACGGCAGATATGAAAAAATCTCAATATTTTGAAAAGCGCTTCTTGCAAACATTGTCGGCAATGAAGCTGGACGACTTGAAGCAAGTGAGTAAATTTCCAGCTCTTTCAGATGTTGGAATGGATAATGATTCATTTTTGGATCAAACAGAAAGACCTAATCGAATAACCTCGTAACTATGGGAAATTTAAGACGAAAACAATCACTGGACGTTTCAGGCGGTATGCAGACAAGGACTGTTACGCCTTTGGCACTCGCCAATCAAGTACTACACGCTCTTAATGGCGAGTTTTCGTCAAAGTTGGGTGCTTGTACTGGCAGGAAAGGAAGCTCCGTACAATCGACTGTGGTGGCTTCACAAACGATTCTGTCAATGCTCCAATGGATCAAAAATGACGGTACGGTAAAATATTTTGCTTCGGCAAGCGACGGCGCAGGTTCTCCAAAGGTTGATTTGTACATAAATTCGGCTGTTTTTGCAAGTTCTTGGGCTAAATCTCTTGAAGATCTTACCGACGCGATTGAAGTTTTGGGGGTAAATTTCATCAATAAATTCATAGTTTGCAATGGAATTGAGGCAGTGAAAGGATTTGACGGCTCATCTTGGGCGGCAATCACGAACGCGCCGGCAGCAGGAAAATTTCCAGAAGTCTATCAATCCAGGCTCTTTTTACTAACTGAAACGGGATATTTGCACTATTCAGACGTGATAAACTCAACCGGAACTGATTTTACTACAACAACGTGGCTCAATCGCGGTATCAATCCAAATGACGGACAAAAATGCAAAATGATGAAGCGACACCGCAATCGTTTGGTTATTTTGAAAGAAGAAAGTATTTATCGCTTTGACGGAAATAATGAACCGGAAGCGCAGATCACAGTCGGAACACATAGTGGAAAATCAGTCGTTATTTTGGGAGATCTATTTTTCCACCACCCGACAGGATTTTATCGAATGGGATCAGGCGAACCAGTGCTTATTTCTCGCGCCGTTCAGAAATTCTTTGACGGAATGAGTAATGCAAATTGGGCTAATGTGGCTTGCGGACGTGATCTTGAAAACATTTATTGTTGGATTGGCGATGTTACTATAAATGATCCGTTTGAACACGACTACGACGTAACATATTCAAACGTGGTAATGGTTTATAATGTATATGCTCAAAATTGGACGGCATACAGTGGTTGGGACGCTCGATCTTGGTTTTATGATGAAACTAGCGGATTAACATATTTTGGAACTTCTACTGGAAAAATTGTTCAGATCAATACTGGATATGCGGACGTGGACGGAGAAACGACCACAGAGATTCAATTTGAACTTATTTTCACGCCGGAAGATTATGGATTTCCTGAAAAAGACAAGGAATTTGGCAGTATTTCAGTGATTGGTCAATATAATAGCGATGTTTTGATTTCAGACGAATACGCAGGGCTGAAAGCAATGGAAAAATTAAATCAGAAGCGAGCCGGCGGAGCGACCACGTGTAAAAAATTATGGGTTGGCGTTAGCGAAACATATTCCGATAGACCACCTCGAATTGAGGGACTTATATTGGACAACTGTACGCTACACGACGACGCGAACTAATATGAGTTATCTTGATTCAGGATTCAACGAAAATTTAATACGCAACCAATATCCTGGTCAAAATACGCAATATGATAGCGTAAATATCTCGGAAGTTATTGGAGAAACATCAGTCAGCGATCAGCAAATTTCAGGATTGTCAGCAAGTAAATTGAGAGCTGGGACGATTGCAGCGATAACAAATTTGGGAGTTGATAGCGTTATTTTGGACGGAGAGAATAAGCGGATTATTGTGAATGACGGGACGAATGACAGAGTTTTAATAGGATTTCTCGAAGGAAAATTTTAAAAATATGACAAAAGATTATGGCGCAGCAGTTTCGCAAAGGGGATATGATGTAAAAACTTGCGCGGATAGGTTTTTACTTTTTAGCTCCGCCTTTCAAACATTGAAAATTCATAGTATTGTAAAAGTGACAGGAACACTTCCGATTACGATCACGCATAATTTGGGACATTTTGTACCGTTTGAAGTTATCGCGCACAACGCACCGCAATTTGCTTATCAGGATTGGAAAAGGATTCCATTTTCAGACGGATTTTTTTACAACAGTTGCACCGCAAAGGGATATACTGACAGAATTGTCATTGAAAACGGGGAATATGATCCGGAGGTCAGTAATTCATATACCGTGATCATCTATTTGGACGATTTCGCAACCGTGGCAGAAAACACCATAAATACCGGCACGACAGAAGATGATTTTTCAGAGGATTACGGATTGAGAATCAGTAAAGCAGGATTTGATGTTAAGACTTGCACTGATTTGGAATGTGCGTTTACCAGTAAGCAGAATTTTAGCGAGATAGTACATAAAAAGGGCGTAAATACGCAAAGAACTGGACAAGTTGCTGTTTCACATAATCAAGGAACGCCATTGAAATTCCTGGCATTTCAGAAAAAAACAACCGACAGTTTTATGACGCCAATGGTCAGACGTGGAAGATCGACGTTATCCCTGGACGGGGCGTATATCAATAGCAGTAATTTGTATATGGGAATTGATCTCGGCGACGGAACTTTTGCGACTGGATATGATTTTTATTATTTGATGTTTAAGAATAGATTATAGATATGGGAGATTACGGATTCAGAATTGCACAGGAGGGAAAAGACGTAAAAACCTGCGAGGATCGGGAATGTGTTTTGACAAGTAAATATTCAGTGGCAAAAGGTGGATTGCACGGAAGCGGAAACATCACGGCGACAGCGCCGGCAGTAGATGATACGGCAGCCGGATCGTTCAATATAGACCACAACTTGGGATTTGTGCCAGTGGTGCGGATATTCGCTGTTGCGGACGGAGAATTTTACGAATTGCCGGAAACCGAATGGGGTGCAGGAGTTTTTATTTTCGACGCTTATTACGAACACGCCAGCGTCAACAGAATTACCGTATATGCGTCGCTTTGGGTTAGTGGAGAACAAGCGACAGTCGATATGGATTTTACATACTATATTTCAAATGAGAAAGTAAACATATGATTTTATTTTTTGATAAAAAAACTGGCAGAATTTTTGGGACTATCAATGGTCGTGTTCACGATGAGGAGCAAATGAAAATGCAAATATCAAGCAATGATGTTTCTGATAAGGACACAGGAAAATACGTTATAGGTTGGACGAGGGAAAATGACGTTAATACCGAGCATAATATGGATAAATTTGATATTTTGAAAAAATTTGAAAGCAATACCCCAGAAAATCCTCTCGACTACAAAATTGATATAGAAACCAATAATTTGATAAAAAAGTAATTCAACTAATATGGGAAAAACATTTACCTACAACGGGAAAAAATACGATACTAGCAAGCGTGGAAAAGGACAATCCGAACGCGAATTTGTTGCTGGTATTATGGGAACTTCCTTGAAAGAGGCTTCAAAGTGGCTTGATAAAAATGGAAGTGGTGGAAAAGATGATAAAAAGAAAAAAGGCGGATATTCAGATATTGTTGATGAGGTTTTGAAAAATACCCCGGCACAACAGGACGTTTTGCCTGATTTTGAAACCACGTATTCCCCTGAATTGCAAGCGGAAGATATGGCGCAGTCAGAAGCTCTTTATAAGCCATATTTTGAGCAACAAATTGCCAATGAACTCGAAGATCTTAATGCTTGGAGCGAGGCTGAAAATATCAGTTATGATCGCAGTTTGCGCCGTGCAAGATTTTCACTGGCTTCAAGTGGTGGAGCGATTGGAACTGAAAGAGATACGCAAGAGGGCGAAATTACCACAGATCACGAAACAAATGTGCAAAACACCGTCAGAGGAGTTGAGCGACAAGTTGGAACTGATCGGATTAAAAATGCCGGATACCAAAGTGGCGGACAGACACAGGAGGGCGGACTTGTCGGAAAAATGAAATCAGCCGTTCAGGAGGGGCAATTATGGTACAAAAATCAGCGCGCACAGCGTTATTACGGTAATCAGCAAACATATTACTCGCAGCCAAGCGCCTATGCTCTTGACGGTAGCGAATTATAATTAAGATAAGACAAAACTATGGCAAAATCATACAGTGATCTTTGGAAAGAGGCTGGAAACCTTGAATCAGAGGGGAATGACGTTGCGAGCTTCAAGGAAAGTGTCGCCAAATTACCCTATCAATTAAAAGATGAATTTCGCAAGGCTGGCGATCCGAAATTGGACGAGCAAATAAATCGGCTTCAATCCGATACTTTTGGCGCTGCAATCAAAGGAATTGATATGTACAAGGATATTTCCGATCCTTTTGCCCGTCGCGCTTTGGCTGAAAAATATCAGGGTGGCATTGAGCAAACTTGGAAAAATTCCGTTGATGAGCGTACACGTCGCCAGGGTGTATATTCTGACTATATTGAAAAATGGACTGGACTTTTTGGAGCAGAAGCGGCAAAACGCGCTGATCAATTCAATAATAAAATGTCTATTTGGGAAAAGGAAAAAAGTCTTGCTGATACCGAAGAAAACAATCGCCGTTGGACTATCGAAAATGCACGAGCAGAACGCGCAGCCGGAGCAAAAACTGATAAGCCTTTCAGTGAACAAGAAATTACAGCTACAATCAATTCACTCAAAAATAGCGGCGAAGATTGGGATACTATCGCAAAATTCTTGGGAGAAAAAGGAATTGACACTTCAACCGGAGCTTACGCTGATGTTCAATTAAATACCGCTTTTCAAACAGGAAATTACCCTACTAAACCAGGATCAGCTCTTGAACAAGAGAATTTGAAAAAGGCAAAATTTGAAAATCAAATGGTTGAGGACTATAATAAAAAGACAACCGCGCCGGACGTGTACAATCAGGACGGAAAATATTACAAGAAACGTGGACTTTTTGGATTCACAAATATTCTTGATTATCTCTATCCTGACAAAGAAGTTAAATAATTTTAAAAATAAATAACTATGGCAAATAGACTTTTGGACACCTTTTCAAGCTACAAAGGTGGAAATCCAAGCGTTGCCGGAGGTGGAAACGGGCAAGCCGTGAAACCGACCAGTAATCGTCTTGTATCTGAAT